CATATCATAAACCAACCAACAACTAAAGCAGTTGCATAATGGCACTAAGCATAGAGGACATTGATAAGATTGTGAACCGCTTCGCAGCTCTGCACAAGGGCTGGGAGAACGCGGCCATGAAGACCCCTATCAATCCAATCACTAAGCAGCGCACAGGCGTGAGTCAATATCCTGAGTATTGGCCGGGGTATAACTATGCCGCTAAGATGTATGACAGCATCTTGCCGCATACCCGGCCTGACATTTACCCAGCGCACTTGCTATCTGTGCGCGCTCCAAATCAGACCGATGCGCAGGCTGAGTACATCCGAGCCAACTACAAGCCAACCACGCTCAGCGTGTTCGAGGACTTTAAGGCCACGATAAGCCGAGCGTTTGCGGACCAGAACTGGAGCATCCGATACAGCCCAGAGCTTGAGCCAATCTTTGGCGATGACACGTTTCAGCGTTATGTGAACAACGAGATTGCGAAGTTCGGTAGCTTGGAGATGTTTGTCAAGACCATGCTGCCAACGCTTAAGCTGATTGACCCAAATGGCATCATCGCAATTGAGCCGCAAGATGTGGACACAATCGAGAACGAAGAGGGCGAAGAGATCATCAGCAATGAGCTCATAAGGCCAATGCCGGAGTACTACTCATGCAAGAGCATTGTCGGCCAAGACTTTGGTGAGTACTACATGGTCATCACCGATGACAAGAGCGAGGTGAAGGTTGGCACCAAGAGCGAGAAGAGCGGCCTTGTCTTGGAGATTTATGACACGATGAACATCTGGAAGGTTTACCAGATTGGCAAGCGTTCAGATTTCACATTCAGCGAGCCCGAGCTGTACTTTGCGCACAACCTTGGATATGTGCCAGCGCAGAAGCTTCAAGGTATGCCACAGCTCATCAATGGCGAGATTGCATTCCAGTCACCTTTCATCACGGCGGTGCCATTGCTCGACCAGGTTATTCTCGATGAGTCATACTTGCAAATCAGCAAGGCCACAAGTGCCTTCCCTTTCATGGTTGCGCTTGGCGAGATTTGCGAGTTCACGGACCGCGAAGGCAACAAGTGTCAAGACGGCCAAATCTTCGATCCTATCAATGGAGGGTATCGCACATGCTCGAGCTGTAATGGCTCAGGGGTGAAGAGCAGATTCAGCCCTACTGGGATGCTACTCATAAAGCCTAAGACTGCATTGAGCGAAGGAGACAGTGCGCTCTCTGGTGAGTACCTCAAGTTCGTAAGCCCACCAATGGACACGCTGAACTTCTTGCGTGTTGAGATTGAGCAGCAAATGGCCAAGGCACGGCGTATCTTGCATCTGCCTTCCAGCGATGAGACAGGAACGATTGGCGAGGCATCGACTGCCACAGGATCGCTTAACAAGCTGCGTGCTTTGTATGCCTTCATCAAGCCAATCTCAGACCAGCTGTTTAACTTGTATGAGTTCTGCTTGGTAACGATGGGGCGCATGAGATATGGCGAGCAGTTTGGCGGTGTCAATCTTGTTTATCCAACATCCTTCGACATCAGCACTCCGAGCGATTACTTGGCTGTGATATCTGAGGGCGTGAAGGCAGGCGTACCGCCATCGATTACATTCAGCAATGTCTACAACTACATCAAGGCAATCCACTACACGGACGAAGAGACAAGCGCGGTTTATGACCTTATCCTCAACGCTGATGAGTTGCTACTGATGAACAGCGCGGACATCGCTTTGCGTGTTGCCAATGGCACCATCGAGAAGTACCAGGATGTCATCCACCACAGCGCACCTCAGCTCATCATGGAGCTTATCCGCAATCACATACCAACCGAAGGGGCGCAGCGATTCATCGACCTACCAATGGCCGAGCAGATTGCAGCGTTGAATCGCTTGGCATCGGATAGGATTTCAGTGCAGCTGGACCCAATCCAACAGGCGCAACAGGAGCTTCTAAATGGCATCATTTGATTCGTTAGTACGCGATAAGATTGCGCTGTTCGAATCGGTGCCGGGCAAGTTAGCAACGGCAGCGATTAAGACACAGGCTGAGATATGGCGCAAGATACGCCCCATCTTGGATGACATGGATGTCACCGCTGCCGGAAACATCGAGCAGACTGAAGGCAACATCAGGCGCATCGGCTTGATTGCTGAAGAGCTGAAGAAGGTGCTTGCAGGCAGTGACTATAAAGAAGCAGTGCGTGCCTTCCTTGGCTCGATTGATGAAGGCGTACAGCTAACCAACGAGATTGCGCGAACCTTCGAAAGCGCATTCGAGCCCACTGAAGCGCAGAAGCAATTGCTGCAAATATCCAAGCAGAATGCAATCAACACCTTCTACGGCACTGGCTTGGATGCACGCTTCACGCAGCCATTCCTTGAGCAGCTAACCACCAACATCGCAGCGCGTGCCCCACTACGCGAGGCCGTGATTGCACTGGAGGGGATTGTCACCGGCACCGATGCCAATGACGGCAGGCTGCTTGCCAACATCAAGACCACAGCCACAACCGCGCAAGCCGTGGCAGATAGAAGCTACTCCGCTGCTGTCAATGACGAGCTCGGCATTGAGTGGTTCGAATATCTTGGCGGCGAGATACCTACAACGCGGCCCTTCTGCGAGCATCGTGAAGGCAAGATATTTCACCGCAAAGAGATTGAAGCATGGGGCAATGGCGAGAACAGCGCAGGCATAAGAGACATACGAGACGGCACATGGGCTGGGCGCATTGACGGCACAGATAGTAAGTCGATTTTTACACTTGTAGGGGGGTGGAACTGTCGGCACTATCTTGTGCCTGTGCCAGATCGTAAGGTGCCGGACACGGTAAAAGCAAGGGCGCGAGCTGAAGGTTATATCGATTAAATATTTTTTACCTTTGCAATATGAGACACTTGATACTCTCAGATGGGCGCATCATTCAGGCAACTGATATGGTGGCCGATTACATGCTCAGCAAGAAGGGCGCAAAGGAATTAATACTGCAACCAATTAACACCCCTCAAATATATGCCGATCAAACCGGAGGAAGCACTGGAGATAGTGAACTTCCTAAACCTAAACGAAGCAGAGAACCTGGAAGAAGCAAAGGAGAAGTTTCAGGAGAACTGGGTCAACTCAAAGGAGCTAAGCGAAAAGCTCGGAAAGATTAACGGCACAATTGCCCACGTTGCAAAGCGAGCTTTTGAGCCTTTCGGAGTTACACTCACTGAAGAAGATTTCAAGGACAAGAAGGCGCAAGATGTTCTACGCATGGCATCCGAGCGAGCTCGCGAAGCTTATGAGAAGCAACAAGAAGAGTGGCAGCAAAGAGCCGACAAGTCAGGAAGCGAAGAGCTTGTGAAGGAATGGGAGAAGAAGTACAAGAGCCTTGAGAAAAAAGTGACTGACATCGACTCAGCCCGGCAAGATGCCATCAATCAGTTCGACCAGTTCAAGCTGAAGATGGCAGAGGAGCAGAAGCAAAGCAAGATCAACCACACATTCGAGAAGGAGCTCTCAGCCATCAAGCTTGACCCATCTGTGAATGAGTACACCATCAAAGGCTTCAAGGCAACCATTGGAGAGAAGTACGCAATCGACCTGGAAGAAGATGGCAATGTATTCGTAAAGGACAAGAACAGCGGCGAGCGATTGAAGTCCAAGGAGAAAGCCGGCTCATTCCTGAATCTTTCTGATGTATTGCTTCAGGAAGCAACGGCGGCAGGCATCATCATGAAGAATCCATCAGCAGGGCAGAAGGTGCCAAGACCAGGGCAAGCGATTTTGCCACAGCTTGAAAGCCAAGCCGACAAGAAGATACGCGGAGTAAACCCTCGATTCTTTAGCAAATGACAATCAAGCAGGCATACAAGGTGTTGAAGCATCATGCCGATTGGCGTGAGGGCAGAACGGCAGAGATGATTGACCCTGCTCAACTTAGCAAGGCACTTGAGATTGTGCTGGCTTATCTTGAAAACAAACTAACACAATCGACTTATGCCGGAGTATGAAGGCTTCAATGTCACCAGTTCTGATCGTGCAGGAAAGAAGTATAAAGCGGTAGACGATGACGGCAATGAGATTCACTTTGGCGCTGAAGGCTATCGGATTAACCCCGGCACGGATGCAGGCAATTCTTACTGCGCTCGTAGTAATGGCATCCCTTCTCCGAAAGGCTCGGCGAATTGGTGGGCTCGGCAGCTTTGGAGCTGCGAGGGGCGAAGGTCGGTAAGTGACAAACCTTTTTTTGGTAGAATCGAATTGCCTTAGTATATTGCAGCTCGTTCTTTATTCGTTCATACCAATTGTTTAGGCAAACGAAAAAGCTGGCATCATTGTCAGCTTTTTTTGTTTATCTTTGCAGCATCTATGATGTAGTTCGCGCCAACTTATCGGCGCAAAGTAGGCGCACCTGTCGGCCTTTGCAACTGGCAGAAACTCCAAACTACATTTTATCATGTCTATATCTCGCATCCTATCGGAGTGCCCTAATGTGCAGATGTCACTTAGCGAGCTCTTCATCGAAGTTGGTCAGCGTGAGCAACTTCCTTTTCTTGAATTCTTACTTTCACCTGAAAACACAAAGCTTATCCGCACAGAGGTTTCTCCAGGTGGTGGTAAATTAAAAACCGTTCAAGCACGTTGGATTCAGCGTTTGCCTGAGACTGAAGTTGACACAGAAGGCGACATCCTTGCGTGTACTTCAACCAACACTTACGGTGACAGCACAACAACCTACACGGTTGATGTGACTGACACTTACCAAGCATCTCAGCTGATCAATGCTGCTGACATCGCTCGCCATTGCCAAGAGAACTCTCGCTATGTGCTTGAGTCGGTAATGCGTTTGATGGATGTACTTGATCGCAAGGTTGCGTCTGCTGCTGCTGTTCAAGCTGTTGCTGACATCGGAACATGGGGTACTGAAGTATCAGGCTACTACACTGTTTCTGGTGACTGCTTGCGCATTGCTACTCGCCAGACTGGCGGTCAAGCATTGAATGAGTTCGCACTTGCTGACATCTTGCAAGCAACTCGCATGGCTAACTATCCAGGTGCGCCTGTGGTATTTGGCGGTGCTGAGATGCAGCGTTACGCTAACGCGGTTCAGGCTGGTTGCTGCACGCAGTTCGGCATCGACCTTCTTGCAATCTCTCAGCAAAACGGATTCGGCTTTGCTTACGATTCACGCGTTGCTGCTGCTCAAGGTTCGCAGCTTAAGAACTTGGTGACTACTGCCGGAGCAATCCAGTGGTTATCATTCAACTTGGCTGACTGGAATGCAGGCATCACTCCTGTGGCTGGAAGCAACTACTCTAAGACTTTGGTGTTCACACCGGCTGGAGTTCCTGTTGACTTGACCATGAAGGATGACTGCGGTAACTTGTCTATCGTGTTGACCACAACTGGAAAGATTGTGACTCTTCCAACTGACATTTACGAGTCTTCTGACAAGTATGCTGGTGTTAACTACGTGAACTGTGTTGAGATTGTAAACCCGTAATGGGGTCGATAGGTTTACTCTCGCAAGCCGATGAGGACTTATTGACCCAAGACGGATTAGATAATCTAACCACGCAATAAAGGGAGGGCTTCGTGCCCTCCTTTTTTTTATCTTTGTAAAAACTTCAAGAGATGTGCATTGAATCACTACTCGGATTAAGAGGCTGCGAAGTACCTGAGCCATCGACAGGGCTCTACATCGATGACCTCGGAATCAACCAAACTTTTCTCGGCCAACTTATCACGGACCAATACCGCAACGGTGTTGAACTCTTCGAAGATAAACGTGCGTTTGCATGGCGCAAGCTTTCATCCGATGTGCTGACTAAGCTCAGTCCAATGATGAAGAGCGATACCATAATTGAAAGCAAGCGCGTTGGACAAGTGGTGTCCAATTATGCCAATGTGCAGACTGCCCTTGGTGCTGGCAACTATGGTGGCATCAGGCTCAAGATTGACCCGAATACGGTTAGTTATCTAAACTTCTACTTGGCAGATATCAACTTGGCAATTGACTCGGCGAACACCAACGTGCCGGTGCTTATTTTCGACATGACCACCGGCAAGCTGCTTGAGACCATCACCTACGCAGAGGGGGCACTTGACCAGTTCATCGGCAAGACCTTCACCTCAGCCAAGCGCAAGCTTGACATCGCAATCGTGTACGAGTCAACGATGAACACGGTGAAGTTCACGCCAAAGAGAGGTACTTGCACTTCTTGCGGAGGCGGACCTAAGGAATCGCACATGTGTCCTTTCGTGGATGCAATCGGGATTGAGCTGACTACCGATGGCACGAACGTGCTGACAAGCAGCAGCTCGAAGTATACAACAGGCATGAGCATCACATACAATGTGAACTGCGACAGACAAGGGTGGATGTGCTCAGTCGGTGGCACGATGGCCTTATCACTTGCCTACGCTACCGCTGTTGAGATTTATAACTATGCCCTGACCATAAGCCCAAACCAAAGGGTGAACACTGCTGTGGTGGTTAATCGTGGCCAGAACAAGGCCGAGCTCATGGATGGTATCGTTGCAGCCCGAGACATCGCAGCAACACGCTACGCTGAAGACCTTGGCGCAACCTTGCAGAACATGCGCCTGCCTGATGACACGCACTGCTGGGATTGCAAAAGAAACATGAAGTACGTGACAGCCCTGCCGTAACATGCCAACGCCTGCGCAGATACAAAAGAACCTCGATGAGCTTTACAACGATTGGACTTCCAAGTTCACTGCGTTGTATGGTCCGGTGAGAGAATTGAAGCGCATAATGTTCAAGCGGATATTTGGCACAGGCTCGAGCGGTGGCAGTAACAGCGATGGCCAGAAGCTACCGACTAAGCCATACAGCACAACGCCGATTTACGTGAGTCCGAGAAGCCTCAGAAACGCGCCGAGCAAGTTCAAGGTGGGCAAGCGAGGCGAACCGATTGAGTCTCTCTACTTCCCTGGTGGATATGCCCAGCTGAAGCAAGGCACATCTGCGAAGTTGCCGTTGGAATTGACTGGCAGGCTGAAGGGTGGATTCTTATCGGAGGAGGTAATCACTGAAGGCTTGGAGGCTGCAATTGCTTTGCCTGCATCGGAGGCTGGCAAGGTCGAAGGGCTGGAGACGAAGTACGGCATAATCTTTCAGCCGACTGCGGAAGAGCAAGCCGAGATGCTTGAAGAACATGCGCAGCAATTAGTTGAGCAAATCATAAACGCAATGAACAAACGATGAATATACTTTCCACGATACTTGATAGACTGAACCAGCGTGTTGAGGTTGGCAATATCTTCGATCAGATATACGGCCTCTCCGAGCTTGTTGGCGAAGGCAATGACAAAGCTTGGGCTTTCTATATTGGCAACGGCCAAGCGATTCCTGTGACCAATTACGATGCGAAGCAGGGCACATTGTTCTGGGCCAAGCGTGGCAAGATAACAGTAAGCAAGAACGAAAGCCTCAGGCTTGCAGGCTGCAAGTCGATATACGAGACACGCTTCAGCATGACAGCCTATGCGATGGTGCGCAAATCGCACCTACCTTGCGACTCTGCTGATGCACAGGACTGGGTGGCATCGAGAGTGCTGCGCTTGATTAGTGGCACAGACCCACAATTTAAGACTGCCATCGGGGCAATTGCTTACGAGGTAGTGCCAAGCGGATATGCAACAGAGGCGAGATACTTGCCAGTAAATTACGAATGGGCTGCCGTTGCAATTGATGTTGACATCAATGTCAGCACCTCATCTGAGGACGGCTGCTATGACACTTGTGCAACCGGTGACATTCCACTGCCTGACTTCGAGCCATGCGTTCCATGCCTGACCGAGGTTGCGGTGGATGGGGTGACCATCACCGGCAACGGCACACCAGCGGATCCGTTGGTTGCAATTGGCGGAGGCGGTGGAACGCCCTTGCGCACACAGGAAGAAGGGGCTGATGTTAGCACCAACACCACCACGTTGAACTTTACCGGCGCAGGCGTTACGGCATCGCTGACTTCGCCTGGCGTGGTTGAGGTCAATGTGCCTGGCGGTGGTGGTGGTTCTCAGGACTTGCAAGATGTAACCGACATCGGCAACAGCACAACGAATGACATCGACTTTATTGGAACGGCTGGGCTTTCCTTTGATAACGGCGCACGCTTTCGCAAAGGTACAACCGATGCAGGCAATGGCGGCGCAAAGGGTACAGCGCAACTTTGCTCGATTAGTTACGAGCTGAAATGGGAAGCAGGGCGTTTGTACTACATGGAGCAAGACGGCTTCACGATTCGCGATGTAACGCACAATTTTACCTTCGTACCACAGCCAACAGATGACTCAAGCAAGGGCTTTGTTGTAGGTTCGCGCTGGTCGCTCGATGATGGCACGGTCTACCTTTGCAGCGATGACACAATTGGTGCAGCCGTTTGGACTGTGGTAAGCGTTGGAGGCGTTACAGCAGTAACGGCAACCTCGCCAATATTCTCAAGCGGTGGGGCAACGCCTGACATAAGCATTCAGCCTGCCAACTTGTTCGATGATGGCTACTTGACCTCGGCGGATTTCACGAGCTTTGCAAATAAGTTTGATGTGCCAACAGGCACGGCTTCCGACTACCTCGATGGAACTGGAACGCCAACGCCGTTTCCAGCTTTGACCAATGGCACAGTCACATCGGTAGCGGCAACCGTGCCGAATCCGACTAACCCAGCGTTCAGCGTTAACGTGCCAAATAATACCACAACCCCGAGCGTGGATATAACCGCAAACGGAGTAGTGAGCCAGTACGTTCGCGGCGATGGCTCGCTTGCGAACTTTCCGCTCGGCGGCGGTGGTGGCGCATCGGTTAATTATTACCTCAACGGCTCAATCAGTCAAGGTACAATAGGCGGCAATGCTTACTATGAAATGAGCCGCGTGCCAGTGCTTGGTGGTGGTACGAACTTCACGCGAACCAACGCGCAGGGCAATGGCTACATCGCGCAATTCATAACCGATGCAGGCGACCCGAATCTTTTAGCAATCCCTTCAGGGAATTGGAACTTTGAAACCTACTTCAGCGCATCCAGTGGCGGCGGCAATCCGAGCTTCTACATTGAATTGTATAAGTACGATGGCGCAACATTTACGCTCATCTCTTCAGGGGCTACAAATCCCGAAGCTATTACAGGGGGCACGGTGGTTGATTTATACGTTAGTGCGCTTGCAGTACCAAACTTTGTTTTGCTTGCAACAGATAGGCTCGCAGTGCGCATATTCGTAACGCCATCGGGGCGAAACATCACGCTGCACACGGAAGACAACAACCTCTGCCAAGTAATCACCACGTTCACCACAGGGCTAAACGCACTAAACGGCTTGACTGCTCAAGTGCAGAACTTTGCAACGGGAACAACTGGCACGGATTTCGGCATCACATCCGTAACAGATACCCATACATTTAACCTTCCAACGGCAAGCGCAAGCAATCGAGGGGCGTTAAGCTCGGGCGATTGGACTACATTTAACGGCAAGTTCAACACCCCAACAGGCACGACCGCGCAATATGTTCGAGGGGATGGCAGCCTTGCGGCTTTGCCTTTCGAGCTTGTGGTTGCTGCATCGGATGAAAGCACGGCATTGACGGCTGGCAATAATAAGATAACTTTCAGAATGCCGAGGGCTGTAACACTTACAGCGGTTCGGGCATCGCTTACAACGGCGCAAGCATCGGGCAATATCTTCACGGTTGACATTAACGAAGCAGGCACGAGCATACTCAGCACAAAGCTGACCATTGACAATACCGAAAAGACAAGCACAACGGCAGCAACGCCGCCAGTGATAAGCGACACGGCTCTTGCGGATGATGCAGAGATGACAATCGACATCGACCAAATTGGCAACGGCACGGCAACAGGATTGAAGGTAACGCTAATCGGTACACGCGCATGAGTTTTATAATTAACCCGTTTGTTTATCCATCAATCGACCCCGATTGCGCTGCCTTTCTAACAGCCACAGGCATAACCAACCCGACCATATCGGGCGCGGTTTGCACGTTGGTAACATCGCTCAAGTCTGCTAACCTTTGGAATAAGTTTAATGCTATTTATCCATTTGTTGGCGGTACTGCAATAACGCATAAATTCAACCTTAAAAACCCTGCCGATACTAATGTGGCTTTTAGGCTTGTCTTTACAGGAGGATGGACGCACAATTCAAATGGGATTACTGGTAATGGTGTTAATGTCGCAGCAAATACATTTGTAAATAATTTAATGTTGAATAAAAATAGCTGCCACATATCAACTTATTCACGCACAAATGTAGAACAACAAAGCATCGACATTGGTAGTGGGGGGTTTACAGATGGTCTTCATCATGCTTTAAGGTGGCCGGGATTAGGTGCTTTTTTTAGAACATTTTTAAGCGGTACACCATCAGTTGCTAACTTAAATTCTCAGGGATTATATGTAAGTACGCGAACAGCATCTAATTTATCAAAAATGTATAAGAACGGCTCTGCCATTATAACATCAAGTATTGCTGTAGCCGGGCAAGACCCTTTAAATATATATATCGGAGCTTATCAAGGTACTGGTTTTTTTACGACAAGAAATATATCTTTTTCAACAATCGGCAGCGGCTTGACTGATTCAGACGCTTCGTCTATGTACACAATAGTACAAACCTTCCAAACCACATTAGGCAGACAAGTATGACTTTAGTTTATATGCTCACAGAAGAACAAGCAAATCAGCTCAAAGGTGTTGAATACACCACAGACATGACCTTTAATCCTATCCAAGATGCAAACGGAAATTGGATAATATCAGTTGAAGAGGTAAGCACCACAACTATTGACTGGGTAAAAGAATTGCCTGCTATTGAATACAATCCTAAAGTCATTGATTTTTTTTAACTTTGTAAAAATTCTTATACTATGGCAGGCGTAAAAGTTACAGATTTACCAACAGCTACATCAGCAACCTCAACGGATGTAATGTACATCGTGGATACGGGAAGCAACACATCAAAGCAGATTGAGGTTGGGGATATGTTTTCAAGCGGAAGTTGGACACCTACATTTAGTACATTTAATGATGCTATTATAGATGCAACATTAGCTGCTGCATTTTATTCAAGGGTTGGCAATATTGTAACTTGCTCCATATCTTTAAGTATTGAAGTTGATTTTTCAGGATTCAATACTGGTAGTTTTCAATTTACTTTACCTTTTGCAACAACAACTAATGCTGCTTCCGGTAGTTTAAGTTCAAGTAATACAAGCAAGCAGTTCAATGGTGCAGTAAGACCTGCAAGTACAACATCAGGAAGAATTGTAATGGGTTCGGAGGATACATCATTTATAAGTTTAGTTACAACTTGCCACGCTATTTTCCAATACGAAGTTAACTAAATGCGCTCAACCTCGCTTCTCGGTCTGAATCTGATTAAGAAGTATGAGGGCTTGCGCCTTAGTTCTTACCTTTGCCCAGCAGGCGTGCCGACAATCGGCTACGGCTCGACACGCTACCCGAACGGAAAAAAAGTGCTATTAGGAGAAAAGCTCACAGGCGAAAAGGAAGCAACGCAATTGCTGCTCGCCACGCTTTCGCCGTTCGAAGATGCGGTCAATAAGCACTTGCCCTCATTAAACCAATGCCAGTTCGATGCGCTTGTGTGCTTTGCCTACAACGTGGGCACTGGTGCGTTGGTGAAGTCCACGCTGATGCGAAAGGCGAAAGCCAACGCAGCCGACCCGAGCATACTCGATG